TAGTACCCCAAACAAATCCTGTTGTGTAGATAGCACTTGAAGTTGCAGTGAACTGAGTGTCCACAGTAGCGTTTGTAGTACCACCTGTAAGAGTCTCAGCAGCATCAAACCAGTTGATCATTGCCTGAGAACCTTGTGACATAGGAGTTACAGTTGCACCATCAGCGTGGTTAGCATCTGTAGTACCCCACTGACCTCTAGTAACTGAGAGATCGTTACCAGTAACACCAGTAACAAGCATAATCTCGTTGTCAACACGAATGTATTGACCAGAAACAACCACAGTAGCGTCAGAAACAGTCAGTGTAGTGTCCGCTACTGCAAACTGTGCACCTTCGTTAATTGTTGTAGTCTGACCTGCATCCTGATAGAAGGATGCCATCTGTCCTGATCTATGTGCAGCAGCAGAAGTACCGAACTGTCCTCTTGTGACAGTTACGTTAGCACCACCAGTTGTACCACTGTAGAAAGTAGGAGTACCAACAAGGATGATCTCAGGAGTATATCCGTTAACTCCATCAGATAACACGAAGTATGAAGCACCAACAGATGCTGTACCATCAGATACTTTCAGTGTGGTGTCACCTGAAGCGATGTCTGCGATCTCAATTTCCATCGTGGTCCCGATACCACGGAATGTTGCAGTTACACCTGAAGTACCACCAGTTACAGTTTCACCGCCCTGAAATGTTCCTGAGATAGCGTTCGAATCAATACCAATAGAAGTATATGTCTTAACCTTCACATAGTTTGTAATTGTACTGGTATCAACAACCACGTCCAAAACGTTTGCTGACTTAGCAAAATCTCCTGAGTTGATAGTCAAACCAGGGGTTGCGTCTGATCTAGAGATCCCAGGTGCAATCTCAACTTTATATGATGAAACTGGGTTACCTCTATTGAACTTGTAACTACTGGCATTCAAAGTCAGTTTCTGTGTATAGTCTTTGAGACCAACACGATATGTTGCAGCAGAACCACCTCTCTCCGCTGCTAGAAGAATTGTCGATGCTGTAGTCGTGACGTTTGACGAGTACAGCACAGTATTTGTTGTTGCTGCAGGGGCGGATGCAGCGAGTCTACCTGCCGTCATTGTTTAGAAACCAGAGAAAAAGTGTTGTTGTAATCTTAGTCTACCACCGAGATCGGGAGCAGAAATTGAACCACCGAAACTAACACCAAGTGTTGTAACGTTTTCGGTTGAAAGCAACGTTGCATCAGCATTCGGGAATCTGATAGAACGTGTACCCTCTACATTATCTAGGAGGAAATTGATCTTGTTCTGATCGTTATCTGAACTGATTAGTTGGAAACCAATCGCAGATTTGTTCTCCATAACCTGCTGTGCTTTAGCAGTAAGAACAATGTTGTTCTCGGAGATAGGAACGTTTAAGTTGTTATGTGGGAATGCATAACGTAAGAGTGTAGTTCCAGAGATCTCAGACAAATCGAACTGGATACGCTTGGTAACATCAGTTCCGTCTGCAAATCTAGGATCAGCATACTCTTTGTTCTTAAATACCTGTGTTGATTCAGTACCTGCAACTGTAAGTGACTGGTCAGGGAAAGTAACAATACGATCAGAAGTTACATCACCAGATTGGAAAGTAACTTTAGGTGTCGGGTTGTTAGGATCACCAGACTCAATATTACTAATTGAGGGGTTGATGAAGTTTTTATTACTGACGTTTTGTTCAGTTATAGTATCAATTAGTGTTGACTGTGCAACACCTGTACCATAATCAGGTAGTCTGTAAATATGTGTTCCTGGAGCCTCCCAAGAGTCACACTCAAAGAGTGCAATCTTAGCAGTGTCAGATGAACCAGTAACTCTTAAGTCACCATCCTTGATGATAATGGTTTTGTTACTGATCGTTTGAGCAGTATCATTACCAAGAAGAGTTGTTGATGTAAAATTACCTGTGCTAGGAAGTGCAAACGTACGAATACCTGCACCAGTAGAAACACCAGAGATCTCGAACTTTGCTTTCTTGTCTGGGTTCTGGTCATCTGCAATGAGCAGGTTGACATCTTGGAACTCAGCAGGTCCGTTCACCAAGAATCTACCAGATCCCTGTGGACGCATATCGATATTAACGTTGGCACTTGTAGTGTCCCCCGCAATCATTCGGATCGTAGCAGAACCGTCAGCGTTAGGTTGCTTCCTGTAGTACATACTCGATGTACCAAAAGCAATACCTATCTCATTATATGCATTCTGGTATAGTCCTGTATCCCTGTCCAAATCGAACGCAAGTCCAGGTTGGGACTGACTTCCTGCCGATACACCTTTGAAAAGTTGATTGATTTTCGCTTTTCTATTCGGAATCAGCGGGTCAGAAATCACGACGGGGAGGATTGCCTCACCCGTTAAGACAGCATCTGCCAGAGTTTCTAATTGTGAAATTCTTTTTGTTCCCACTTAACTCAGGCGCTATTTTATACAATCTTATTTATACACGTTGGAGATAGAGGTCTTGAAGCGTCTCTTTCAGACTACCAATATGCTTGGATCCGATAGAAATCTGTGGATATGTAGCATCCTCTCCAAATTCTTGCTCAAATGCTCTCTGTGTAAAGTGATGATTTAATTTATATGTTGTAAACTCGAAATTTTGAGATCTGAGGAACTGTTCTGCTCTCTCGCTCTCTTGTGAACCATTGCTATACAAAACTGCTTTTGGATGGATCATTTCTCGTCCTTTTGGTACTACTATTTACCCATACAAAGACTTCATAATAAACTCTTTTGACAATACTGGATCACCTAACAGTTCTAACTGTAAATTATCTACGTCTACAAATCTGTCTTCTTCATTTTTTCGACAATGTTGCCAGTAATATGTGCGATCTTCTCGTCGATATAGGTAAGAAGTGTTGTGTGAATCGAGGGTGAACATTGCGACACATTTTTGTTTGTGTTGCCAACAAGGATCCGCTGCTCTCTTTTCATATTCTGTCACTGAGGTTTGTGGTCTTTGAACTTGTCGTGGTTACCGTCCCCAGGCATTTTACCAAAGGCAACGTATTCGATTGCTTGAAGAGAACCTTTCAATCTGTCCAGATCTTTCTCGATCTTGACGTATTCTTCATACCATCCTTGCAACTCATCCTTTCTAGCAGTGAGTTGTTCTGTACGCTTATTAAAACGTGCGATAAGTTGGTCGTAATTTTCAGTTGGTTTAGTCACGTTGTCTCCAATCGTCTGGTTTGTCACGGGTGAACCAATCATTGATGTCATCCGCAGTGCCGAACCCTGTTCTATGATCGGATGGGTCGGGTTCACCTAGTCCCATCCTATTCAGAAAATCATCTGTACTGCCTTCCTCAATACCCTTGGATGCTCTTCGTGCTTGACGTAACCATTCACGAGCAGTTGTAAACCTCTTTGCAAGTTTCTCTGCCCAGATCATATCGTCTAGCGACACGTCTTGACCTTTAGAAATTTTCGAACAAATCCCTTCCAATCGAAGGCGATAGGCGGTTGAGAGCATAGTCTACGAGTGTTTTGTTTATTTAGAACTAAGTATTTCCTTCAGTGCATCGATCTTAGTGAATTCAGCATATGCTGACTCTGATCGATCAGAGAGGATACCAATAATGTCTGACAAGATGTCCTCATTATCAACGTTATCGTCAATATAGGAGTTCAACGCTTCTTGTAGATAGCGTCTCCTGTTCCATTCTGGTGAGTAAGGTTTGTAGTGTGTCATAATAAGAATTTATGAGAGCCATTTATCGGATTTGAACCGATGACCTCCGCTTTACAAAAGCGATGCACTATCCGCTGTGCTAAAATGGCAATTCCTCTTCGCATTTTACCACATCTGTCATCTCAAAGACAATAGGGTGGCAAGATTCCATAATCAGGTATTGGGAATGCCTGTAAAGATCCTCCATAGTATAACACATTTTTTCAGAACACGCATCAATCAACTCGATTGTTGGATTGTCAACTTCATCAAATGTAAAAGGAATACCATTGATGTACCACATCTTAACGATACCCTGTCCCTCGATGAGTCTGTAGTCTGAATTTACCGTGTACATTTTACGAACTGAAAAGGTCCTTTTTCTGATCCCCATAGAAGGGTTCCTGATTTGTCCCATCCTTTATCGGATGTTTCCCACGAGTCCTTAGTAAGTCGTGCTTTGGTCTCAACTCTCCTACCTAGTTCGTCAACCCTTTCAGATTTACCGACCCAGACACAATCTTTGACTTCTGTAAACGTCATATCACTGACGTTGATTCCATCTTTGAAAGTTTGTAGGATGATCTGATCATTATCTATAACAACTTTATGATCTCTCTGGCGATATACATCACCGTTCCAGTCATACCATTGTTTAGTCTTCAATACATCGTCCTCATAATACCACTCGTAATGAACGTAAGCAAATGACGTTGGATTTAATTGACATTGCTTGATGTTATGCCAGTGGTGGACTAAGTGATCAAGAAACTTTTCCATAGATCTAATCTATATATTTCCTTTCGAATATGAATGGTCCAGGGGTTTTACCCCAAGTTTTACCTTCGTCAATACTAGTGAATTTATCAGCGGTAATAGTAACATAAGAGTAACAATCATCACCCTTACTGTTCTTAGCACCTTCCTCAGTTCTACCAGTAAAACCATCTTCAGACTTCTGAAAGATCATACTAGGTTCTTGTGTACCATCCTTTCGAAAGGTCTGCAACTCAAGGTGATTACCTTTGTCCAAGAGTTTATGATTACGCTCTCGGTACATTTCTCCATTCCAGTCATACCACTGAGCAGAATGAATCTCCCCCTCTTCCTCCCAGAACTGATAGTGAACGTGGGAGAAATGAGAAGGAGAATTTTGTGCCTGACGAAAGTTCGTCCAAGGATGAAATAGTAGTTTCTTAAACTCTTCTATCACAGCATTTTGTGAGCAGCAGCAGTTTCCTGTGCGACGTGTGCACCAAGTGCTGCCTCGCTAGGAAGGTTATCCAAATTAGGCAGTGCTTCGTTCTGAAGAAGTTGATCAACATCAGAACCAATGTTACGTCCTGGGGCAACTTGTGTCATCACAACATTGCCTTTAGGTGCTTCGATGAGAACATTCTCACCGCGCTCAACAAGTTTAAGTAGGAAATCGAAGTTTTCTTGTGCTTCGTCGATAGTAACTCTAATCATAGTTCTTAATGGTCGTGGTCATCAAATGGATCCTCAAGTCCCTCGTTATCGAAGAACCCCTTGTAGATACCATATAGTACCATAATAGTAACAATCACACCAATAGAAATTGGGAATGTGATATTGGGGTCAGCGTTGTAATGATGAATCATAGCAAATAGTGAATAGACTCGGTGTCAACCGCTCCTTGAACATTTGTCACGGATTGTTGGAATCCTTCTGCTCCTTCTTCGGTGAATGTAAACCTAATCTTTTCAATGTTTCCATCACTAACTTGTATGGACAGGGTGCGTTTCGGAAAATCGATCCAAACATAATCAACGTAAAGGTGGTCTAGGTACTCGTCGGTCATTTGTATGTAGGGTAACAGTCAATCACTTGCAAACCATACATTGATGCTGCAGTTTGACGTGCTTCTTGTGCTGAGAAGACCTCATCTATGATAACACGTTTGATAGGACCGTTAGGACGACGAAGTAGAACTTCGTAACTCCTGCTAGGCATTGAATTCTTGTAACTGAATTTAGTATAGCACTAATTTAGCATAATGGGTAGTCCAACGAACTGTGCTAGACCACCTGTGCAACCTGCTGTAAATACACCTGTACCGACTGTGTAGGTAGCAACACCATTGCTAACAGTGTTTAGAATACCACCACCTGCTCCAGTAACGAATTCTCCGATACCACCTTTAGGAGTCTTAACAAGAGTCAAGTGACCACCTGCTGTACCAGAAACTAGATCCACCATACCCCCAGGTTGTCCTGTACACTCAGCAATACGAACGTGTGCAGCAGGTAGAGCAGATGTACCACCACCTGATCCACAGATAGTAAGGTCAAGACCTTTGATCATTGTGCATCTACCAGTCAACCCAGGCATAGGGTTAAGTGCTCCGACATTCTGGAAGATGACGTTGTTAATAAATTCTGATTTCCACGCTGCCTCATTAATAATCTCACCAGAGACAGTATTCATCAACGTTGCACACTTATTATTAATAGCAGATGCGTTGAAACTAATTTCATTGTGAGCATTCAACTTAATGTTTGCTGCTTGAATCTGATAGTCACCCTCATAAGCAACGTTATAGTCTGATGAGAATGTCTGTGCAGTTTTAGACTGTTTTGCACCTGATACTGGTGCACCATCTTCACCCGTCTCAACATTCTGTGAGAGGTGAGTATTCATTGCACCACCAACTTCAAGGTTGAGATCACCCATAACCTTCAGAGTGAAGTCACCTTCAAC